TCGTTAAGTAAAATTTTTGCTGTAAGTTGAGCGTATTGTTTATCCATATAATCCTTTTGGTGCAGTTGACGGGAGTCAAACCCGTTACCAGGAGTTTTAGAGGCTCTTGCTATTCGATCAGCTTCAACTGCAATATGTTAATAATACACTGATCTAAGCTGGTTGTCAACCATTTTAGATAAATATATGTGTTCGCCCTTAATCGGAAGGGTTTATGCGGTCCCCACCGCGTATAGCCTAGAACGCTAAACTTATACAAGGAGAAAACAAATGGGACGTCCTCTAAAAAGAAAATATTTTGGTGTTAGTAACGTTAATGACGGCCAATCATACAGCGGTACTGGTGGTGAAAGCGTAGTTAGCTTTACTATTACTAACGTTGGTAGTAACTATTCACAAGGTGTAACATTAAGTGTAGCACCAAGTCCAATTGGTGGTACTACAGCATTAGATAGTTACACAGAAGCTGCTAACGGTTCTATCATGACAGTCACAGTGTCAAATGGTGGTACAGGTTACGATACTGCACCAGCAGTTACAATCAACAAACCAGGTAACGTTGCTACTACAGCTACAAGTTACTATCCAGCCAGCAATGTACTTACAGTAGGTACTACGACAGGTTTATATATTGGTATGGCGGCTAACGTAGGATTTAGTTCAACTGCACGCATTACTACAATTTATACAGCTAACTCAAATGTTGTATTAAGTGGTTCAAACACTGCGGCATTAAGTGGTACACCAATTAGCTTCGGTGATATCGGTTCTGGTGCAGCAATTACTGCGGTATTAGCAAGTCCAAACACTACAGCTAACACAATACAAGCTAACGCATGGATTACTGGTGGCACGATTGGTAAAATTGCTGACATTGTTAAACAAGAAGGCGCACGTCGTTATAAAGTAGTTAATGCAGATGGTACAGCATTAGTTAACCTATATGGTAATGCGGCTATAGTAGCAGCAGGTGGTCCAATTGGTCCAGGTCAAATGACTATTACAGCAACAGATTCAGCTGGTGGTACTTATTTCGTTGAAAAACTATATGATCGTACAGCTACCTTGAATCCGATAACTGGTACACAATTTACTCACTATCAAAAAGTAAAATGGGTATTCAATGGTCCGGCTGTTCTTAACACAAGCGTGACTTTAGCACAAAACAACTAATTTTATTAGTTATGAAAATAGCACCTACGGGTGCTATTTTTTTCTATATTGCTTTTAGCATAAATAATAGAAACTGGATGATTTAAATGGCAATAGTTAAAAGAGTTAGTTCACCATATACCATACAAACTATTAATAGTACTGATGGAATTACCTTAAACAGTAGTTTGGTTACTGTCACAGGTAATTTAGTAGTATTGGGCAACACATCACAAATTGAATCAAATGCCACGAGCATTACTGATAACTTTGTTACATTAAATGCAGGTGAAACAGGTCCTGGTGTTAGCCTATTGGGTACAACTTCTGGGATTATTGTTGATCGCGGTACACGTGCTAATGTAAAATTGCAATGGCAAGAAGGTGCAAACGTTTGGCAAGTTAGTGATGTTACAGGTAGTGTTTTTGCTAATATCTACGGTGGAGGCCTAGCTGGTGATCCAAGTCCAACATTACACGCTAATTTAAATACTCAAAGCTATCAGATATTTTCAAATGTTGGGAATATTAATTTTAATGGTAATTTACAATTAGTTAATCAAACTTCATTACCTGCATATAGCTTAGGTAATACGATTATCTATGCCGCCAATGTAGGTGGTGGTACATCTGGAATTTATGTAGTCAGCTCAGGGGCTGCAAACCAAGAATTAGTTACCAAAGCACGAGCATTTGGCTTTTCATTATTATTATAGGAACACAAGATGTCTTTAATTAACACCCAATTAACAACAAATATAGCAAATATATACGTTAGTACCGGAAACACGGTAATTCCAGTTACTTACTTCTGTAATACATATTCATCATCGATTTTCTTTAATTTGTATGCAGTACCTTACGGAAGTTCAGCTAATGTATCTACACAAATATATAATAATGTACAAATAGCATCTGGTGATACATTTGTTATGGATTGGGAAAAACTGGTATTAGGCAGTGGAGATTCTCTAAGAGCAAATATTACTTCAACAGCTGCTAATTTAGCAGTTATTTCGACAGTTAGCTACGTAGGAATTTAAAATGGGACGCATGATTAAAAATACCGTATTTAAAAATGGTAGTTATGCGATAGGGATTCCGCAAGGCTCAAGTACAGTAATTCCAGCATTTCCAACAACAGGACAAGTGCGTTTTAATGACGATACTCAAAAATTAGAATTTTATAGTAATGTTAGTGGCACACCTACATTTCAAGTTATATCTCGTGAAGGAAATGCAAATATTCTACGTGATAGTTTTACTGGAAATGGTACACAAACTACATTTACGTTTTCTTCTATGTCATATAGCGGAATATCACTAACTACTGCGGTAAATTATGTGGTAGTATTTGTTGGCACAGTTATTCAACAACCTACTACTAATTATACTTTTCCGACCAGTAATAGTATACAATTCCTTTCGGCTCCATTGAATGGGGCAACTATTAGTGTAATTCATAATCTCGGAAGTACAGTAGCGTCTTAACAGCTTCGGCTAAATATTAGTTAGAGGGGTTGTTATGGCATTAGCACAAATACCAGGATCGTCATTATTATCAAATCTTGATCGTCAAGGCTATCCATTATCATTTACAACGAACGGCAACGCATTAGTCTACATGGACTTTTCAAGCTTCAGTGTAGGTATAAATGAAGCTAATCCTGCCTCTTTTGGTCAAAGTTTAGTAGTAAATGGCAATGCTCTAATAGAAGCAGGTCATATACTATCGACTGGTAATTTAATATATAGTATCGGTAACGTTACTAACCAATGGAATACTGTTTATGCTAATAGTATTTCAGGTACATTATTAACCGCAAGTCAGCCAAATATTACTTCTATTGGTACTTTAGGTAATTTAACTGTTAATGGATCTATTACTTCTGGTACTATTAATGCTAATATTACTGGTAATTTAAATGCTGGTAATAATAGAATTATTAATGTCGGTACTCCTATAACAAGCACAGATGCCGCAACTAAAGCCTATGTTGATTCTGCAATTGCATCAGAAAGCTCAGGAAACTTAATTCCTTTAGGTACGCCAACAGTTAATAGTGGTAACCTACAGGCCAACGCAGCCTATTTAGGATTCACTACTGGTACACTAATTACAGATGCTATTGATATTTTAAATTCAGTAACTGAAAACCTATTTACAAATACGTTTGTGCGTAGTGTTAGTTTTTCAGCTAATACTACCGCAGGTGGTGCAGGCCAAGATGTATTACTAACAATGGTGCCACAAGGCAACGTTAATCAATATGTAATTAATTGGGGCGACGGAACCGCAAACACAACAACAAGTTCTACTACGGCTACACATCAATATGCTACAAACGCAGGTACCCCGTTTACAGTTACAGTAGTAGCATCTAATACCAATGGTGCTGGGCCCAGCAATACAGCTACAGCAACTATTCCTGGTTATATTCAAATTTACGGCCCTAATCCAGTAATGAGTTTTAACCTATATAGAACCAACACTGGTGGTACTGTTCTTAGTGGTAACAATTTATATGTTATCCAAGGTAATACAGTATACCTACAAAATACCACAACTAACACAGCTACAAGTACAGTGACTTGGAGTGTGCTATGGGGTGATGGCACAACATCAAACATAGCCAGCAACAGTAATTCGGGTGGTGTATTGGGTGCTAACCTATCTTATACCTATAACAGTAATAGCGGAACAAGCACTGATACAGTAACATTGAACTTGTTAACAGATAATCTAGCCAATCCGGCGATTATCCCAATGAGTACTACACAGGCATTAAAAGTCTATGCTAACGTGCCACCAACTCCGTACGGTACAAGTACTAGATCGTTGGGATTTGGTACCAGCACAGGAACTTCACCGTATCTAGCATACGGATATACAGATAATACCGGTGGTACAACATTAACGGCAGGATCGTCAGTCAATCGTGCTACATACAATCAAGCTACAATTCTGATTAACACAGGTACAATTACTAACACATATACCTACACTGCTAACGCAGGCATATTAACAGCGTTAATTAATAATGTCGGCAGTGGTAATGTTAATTTAGCACTACCACAGACTACTGGTATATATGGAAATTTAGGATTGTCTGCTCTTAGTGATTACAATCTAGTATCACAATCAGGTGCCGCAACAACCTTTGCCAGTTCGATTTATTATCCTGGTTGGGGATACGGATTCCAGGCCAACGTATATACGTCGGGTAGCAAACTACCTGTTGGAGTTAATAGAGCACAAATTGTACATTCAATTACTGGTTCTACACCTAACGTAGACTTTGTTGTAGACAATGTCACTTCAACTCCGACCTTGTCAGTAGGCAACATAGCTATTCAGACTGCAGGCACCTATAGATATATTTCAGGTATACCATATTTTAACAGCGGCAGTCCGACACTTTGGGTGCAGAATGTTACTATCGGTCCTAACTGGATTGGCCAAACTTATGCAAGTGTAGCAAATCCACTACAGGTATTAACTGGTCAATACCAAGAAGGAACATCGAGTGCAGTAGTTAATAGTACAAGTTATTCTTATACACAACTTAGCAATTCTAGTGCTACTATGTTAAACGGTAGTACACCGATTGCAAATACCGGTAATGCCAGTCCTTATGCTATTGCTAATTTAACATTAGCTATTACATCTAGCTCTATTAGAAGTATTGCTAATATCGGCATGTATGTAACAAATGTAAATGGAACAGCGGCAACACAATACGGTACAACCAACGTAGCAGTACATACAGCAAGTCAAAGTGGTATCAGCGAAATAGCTATTACGGCTAACGCAAGTTTAGGTGATGGAACGTATACTTCTAGTGGCGTGCGTAGTTTCTATTTTAATGCCGCAACTACAAATACACCTAGTTATGTAAACTCAACAAACTTCTATACTACATCAGTATACTCGGAAGCAAGTAACCCTGGTGTAGCTGGCACTAAAGAAGCAACTATTCGTTTAGGTGTACTTGGATATAATGTAACAAATTATAGTAGTGGTTACTTACCAGTTGGACCAAACCGTAGCGGTGATACAGGTACACAATATTTTACTTTTGCTTTCCAACGTAAAGCAGTGGCAAGTTTCCATATTAATATTGTAGCACCATCAGGAGTTGCTGGTGCATGGATAGCTGCTCCAGGAACTACATTAGATAATACCAGTGGATTAAATGGTTGGTTACGTTGTGATACTCAATATGCAGGTAGTGGTAAACCTGGTAGCAATACAGGCAATGGTGGCAATGGATCTGATGGTGTAGCGTTTACTGGTAGCGATAAAATAACAGGCAATACGGCATTAAATGGCAATTATCAAATGACATTAGGAACAGAAAACTTAACTAACGCTACGAATAACGTATGCTTAGTTCGATTAGCATTGGTAAGTGGTCAAACTGTAACTGCTTTGGGGATAGTATAATATGACAATATCCACTGGCCAACAGGTTGATTATTTATGGAAAAAGATAGGATACGGTGCTGCTAAAACCGATATACCTACAGTACTTGATGCAACTAACGAACCATTTGCAAGTCCGTTACAAATTCGTGCTGATAAAATTTTACAACAATCAGGATCAATTCCTAATGTTATCCCTGTAAGCAATACCAGTGTAGTTAGTGTATATACAACCAGTGCACCAGTACAATGTATTGCTGATACAGGAGCAAGCACTAACAGGTCATGGGAAACAGGATTGTCTTTCTGGATACCTCCTGAGTTTGGGTCAACATATCAAGTTAAGGTTTATATTAGTCCTACTGGTCAACCCGGCAATGTGCTTTCAAAAGGAACACAGATATTTGCTACAGGATCAGGTAACAGCGATGAATGGTTCTTTGATTATCAAGCAGGTATCTTAAACTTTATTGGTACTAACTTACCAAGTGTAAGTTTTACAGGTAACAGTGTTTATGTAAGTGGTGCAGTTTATTCTGGTGCATTCGGGTTTCCAGTTGTTCCTAGCTTAGGCAATATTACGATTGCTGGCGATGTTATTAGTACATCAGATCCATCGGGTAATATTTTTATCAATTCTACCGGTAATGGTATAGTACAAGTATCTGGTTCAAGCGCAGTAGGTATACCTTATGGTAACTCAATTGTACGTCCATCAAATCCACAAATTGGGTTTACTCGTTTCAACACCGATATTGGTGAACTTGAATCATGGAATGGAAATGCATGGGTAACTCCTAATCAAGCTACAATTAGTTCGGATGTAATCTCTCCTAACGGAACAAGTAATGTTTATACATTGAGTTCATCTGCAACTACTGATGGTGTATTAGTTAGTATTAACGGTACATTACAACAACCATATGTTTCTTACACAGTTTCTAATAATGCTATTACATTTAGTGAAGTTCCGTTATCTACAGATTCAATCGAAGTTCGACACATTGCAGTAGGCGCAGTTTCTGTTTCGTCTGTACGTTATGGTGTAACACAAGTAGTTTTAGATACTGCCAATGTAAATGTTACAGGTAATTTATTGCCAAGTGCAAATGTTACCTATTCTGTCGGTAGTCCAACATTAGAATGGACATCAGGATATTTTAATACATTAAACACATCAGGTGCAATGGTAGTTGGTGGCAACTTAACAGTGTTAGGAACAACTACTGCGGTTAACACAGAAATTATTAATCAAAGCGAAATAATTGCAGGCAATTTAAGTGCAGGCAATGTAAATTCAAATACTTTTATTGGCGGCACTTTAAATGCAGTTACTATTGGTAACACAGGAGCAACATTAACTGGTACATTAAGCACAGCAAGTCAGCCTAACATTACAACACTTGCTGGATTAACTAATATCGGTAACGGTGGAAGCATTGCAGTATCCGGAAACCTTAATGTATCGGGTGATATTAACTTTGCTGGTAATGTAAATCAAATACAGATCACTGGCAATAGTGGACAGTTTTTTGGCAATGCACAAGGATTTGGTGCATTGTATGCAGGTATTGGTACTGGTTACACAATTGAACCACAGACTATTATTCAACTATCCGCTAATTATAACGGTTATGCGCAGATTAATTTACAAAATACGAACCCTGGAAACGTTGCCAGTTCAGATATTGTTGCAACTGCTGATAACGGTAATACTAATGTTGGTTTTATTGACCTAGGTATAAACTCAAGTACGTACAATCAATCAGGATATGGATTAACTGGGCCGAACGACGGTTATGTCTATGTAGTTGGCAACACTGGTATAAGTAGCGGTAATCTAGTATTGAGCACATACAACTCTAATGCTGATATTATATTCAGTTTAGGTGGTGGTGATACAGGTAATGAAATTGCTCGATTTAATAATGCAAGTAAAGCATTTAAAGTAATTGGTAACGTTATTGCGACTGGATATACCAACGTAGGTGCATTATATAGCCCGACTATTGGTAACACAGGTGCAACATTAACCGGTACAATACAAACAGCAAGTCAACCTAATATTACTGCACTTGGGACATTAGGTAATTTAACTATAACAGGTAATATTACAGCAGGTAATATTATTGCTGGCGGAGTTAGACAAACTACAGCCAATGTTGCTCCAAGTAATCCAACAGTTGGTGATCAGTGGTACGACACCAGCACAGACATTTTATTTAAATTTACTTCTGATGGTACTAACTATGTTTGGGTAGATATCAGTTCAGTGGCGCTAAACACTAACGTAGCAATAGCATCCTATACCCAAATATCTGCTTCAGGCAATGCCAGTGTGGGTACAAATCTGGCAGTTGGTAATACATTAACGGTTAATAGTAACGGTGCACCGGGTGCTATAATAAACGGTGGTACAAGTGGCGTAGGTAATATTGGTAGTTCTACAGGAACATTTAATATTATATTTGCTAAGTCAACGTCATCACAATACGCTGACTTGGCAGAAAAATACCTAGCAGATTCTGACTATGAACCCGGTACAGTATTAGTATTCGGCGGTAGTAAAGAAGTTACTCAATCATATAAAGCATATGACACTGCAGTAGCCGGAGTTGTATCTACAAATCCAGCACATATAATGAATGACGGTATTGATGGGACAGCCGTAGCTCTATTAGGTCGTGTTCCATGTCAAGTACACGGTCCTATTAATCGAGGTGATTTATTAGTTACCAGTGATACACCTGGAGTGGCAGAACGTTTGGATGAAACACAGTGGCGTCCTGGTTGTGTAATAGGCAAGAGTCTAGAAACAATGCTAGAAAATAAAACAGCGATTATTGAAATCGTAGTAGGAAGAATCTAATATGGCATTTCCATCAAGCCCATCAAACGGAACCCAAGCTACAGTAAACGGTATTACCTATGTTTACAATAGTACCAAAACAGCGTGGATACGTAACTCTACTACGGGTGCAAACTTAACAGCAAATAGTTTATCTATTACAGGAACCACAGTAGCAGTAAGCCCAACAAGCGGTGCGCTAATAGTTGCAGGCGGTGCTGGCGTGGCAGGTAATTTATATGTAGGTGGCGCATTATATGGTAACGTGGTTGGTATAGTTAATACCACAACCCTATCGTTGACTACATTAACAGCATCTACGGTTACAGCAAGTAGCGGAATTACAGGTACACTGCAAACAGCCAGTCAACCTAATATTACTGCAGTCGGCACATTAGGTAGTTTAACTGTATCAGATAATGTTACTGCGGGAAATATTACTACAACCGGCACAGTTAATGCAACAACATTAATCGGAGCAATATCGTCGAGTCAGGTTACATCAGCATTAGGATATACCCCATATAACGGAACAAGTAATCCCAACGGTTACTTATCTACTGCAGTAACATCAGCGACTGGTGGAACTGGAGTGTCAGTTTCGGCATCAACCGGATCTGTTACGTTTAGTATTGGTCAAGCAGTAGCTACAACATCTAATCCACAATTTAATAGTTTAGGTATAGGCACAGCAGCATCTACTAATGCTGGTGAAATTCGTGCTACGGCATCAATTACTGCATACTATTCATCTGACAAACGTTTAAAAGAAAATATTGTAAATATCGTAAATCCATTGGCAAAACTACAACAACTTAACGGTGTTGAATATGACTGGACAGACAAGTATATTGCAGATCACGGTGGCGAGGACGGTTACTTTGTACGCAAGCATGACGTAGGCTTAATTGCTCAAGAGGTTGAGGCAGTGTTGCCGGAAATTGTTGCAGAGAATAATGAAGGTTATAAAGCCATTAAATACGAACGTGTAGTTGCGTTATTAGTAGAAGCTGTTAAAGAGCTATCAGCAGAAGTTGCACGACTTAAAGGTGAATAATGTCGACAAAATTAAATAACGGATCTATTACGTTTGGCGATGGCACTACATTAAGCAGTGGAACAATACCGTTTTCATCAGTATCGGGCTTGCCAACTA